CCTGGGGGCTGGTGAGCATAGGCGCATGACCAGGGGCTCAAGTCGCAACAACTTTCAACAGGCCGTGGCTAAGACTGATTTCAACATATGGTGACGGCTCAAGATATCGAAACCTGGTGCGGACATAGGTGCGTTGACTTTCACTATGGTCATATTGCGCTGATGGATGTGAAGGACAAAGCCAGGGAGTTAGGGGCCGCCATGCCGGATTATCTGCGCTATATGGAGCGGACAACAGCCGGAACCCCTGCTTTTACAATCATTGACCAGGGAAAAGTGGCCCTGTCCTTTGGCGTGTTTCCCATCTGGCCAGGCCTGGGAGAAGGCTGGATGGTGCCAAGCAATCATATTGATGGCAGAGCGATTGCCTTGATTAAGGGCGCAAGGATTGTTTTCGACAGGATTGGTACTGCTATGCAACTGCGGCGATTGCAGTTCATGGTTCGTTCATCTCACTTACAGGCGACACGTTTTGCTGAAGCGTTGTATTTTGACAAAGAAGCTACTCTCAAGGCCTACGGTCCTGAGGGTGATGATTATCATGTGTATGTGAGGTTTTACGATGGCAGGAGTTTTATCAAGGCCAAAAATGCCTGACACCTCGGCGGCTGAAAAGGCTCAGTCAGAGGCGTTGGAAAAGCAAACAGAAATGCTTAATCAGCAAGAAGCTAGGCTTGATGCTCAAGAGAAGTCGGCACAAGCGACAGCCGCTGCATCAGCCAGGTCACGGCGCAGAGGTCGTGGGGCATTTCGTTTGTTGCTGTCTTCAGCCCGTGGTGGTTCGGCTGCGACAGGCATTAAAGGTTCTGGGACCACATTAGGTGGCTAAGTTCAAGAAAGTCCCAAAGGACAAGAAGTCCGGCGTCCCCAAGAAATATATCTCTGGGTCAAAGAATCCTGACGCCAGGCGCAGAGAAATCCTCAACACAAGGCGGCTGTATAGGGCTGGCAAGCTAACGCCTGCCATGATGGACCGCATATCAAAGGAGCGCGAAAATGCCTAGCTTCAGCGGCATACCAGGTGCCGGAAAGTTCTCTCAGTCCAAACTGATGCAAGTCTACCGCCGTGGGCTGGGTGCCTACTACTCAAGTGGCTCCAGGCCAAAGGTATCAGCTAACGCCTGGGCGATGGGTCGCGTGAAATCTTTTGTCACAGGAAAGGGCGGCGCAAGGAAGGCTGACGCTGATTTACTGAAAGGCAAGTCTGGTGACACTAAAAAAACATCAAAATCCTAAAGGCGGTCTGAACGCTGCGGGTCGGGCGCACTTCAACAGGACAACTGGTTCTAACCTAAAGCCGCCCGTCAGACGCGGAGACAGCCCACGCCGCGCTTCTTTCCTGGCCAGAATGGCTGGCAACAGCGGACCTGAGCGAGACGCAAAGGGAAAGCCGACCAGGTTGCTCCTGAGTCTCCAGGCTTGGGGCGCATCATCAAAGGCAGATGCCAGGCGTAAGTCTGCGGCAATATCAAAGAGATTGAAGGGTAAGAAAAATGGCACAGCTTGAACCCCGCGAGATAATGAAACGGGCTGAAAAAGCCGAAGCCAGGAAGGACCAGTGGCGTACCATCTATGAGGAGTGCTATGAGTTTGCGCTCCCACAACGCAACCTTTACAGCGGCTACTATGAGGGCAAAACACCAGGGCAAAACAAAATGGCCAGGGTGTTTGACGCTACAGCCGTAAACTCAACACAGCGTTTCGCTAACCGTATCCAGTCTGCCCTCTTCCCGCCTTACCGTAACTGGTGCCGCCTGCAAGCAGGGAATGATGTGCCTGAGGAACGCAAAGAAGAGATTGGTCAGGCCCTGGATATCTATACTGAGAAAATGTTTGACGTTATCCGGCAGACTAACTTTGACCTGGCAATGTCAGAGTTTCTCCTGGATTTATGTGTTGGCACTGCTGTCATGCTGGTTCAGCCAGGCGATGATGATGGCCCTGTCCGCTTTACTGCTGTCCCACAATACCTGGTCAGCCTGGAAGAGGGGCCCTATGGCGTGGTCGATAACGTCTACCGCAAAATGCGGGTCCGCGTGGATGTAATCCAAAGGCAGTGGCCAGATGCCAAGCTGCCAGAAGACCTGGCGCAAAAGGTCCAGGACAAGCCAGATGAAGAGATTGACCTGATTGAGGCGACTGTCTGGTCTGAGAAAATGCAGACCTATTGCTATCACCTGGTCTATTCAAAGGACAAGAAACACGCTGGGGCAGTTGACCTGGTATATCGAACCATGACTGTCAGCCCCTGGATTGTCGCCAGGTATATGAAAGTTTCCGGCGAAGTCTATGGGCGCGGCCCCCTGGTCAGTGCGTTGCCGGATATTAAGACCCTGAATAAGGTGAAAGAACTGGTACTGAAAAACGCCTCTATCGCTGTAGCTGGTGTCTATACAGCCGCAGATGACGGCGTTTTGAACCCGCAGAACATCACTATTGCGCCTGGTGCCATCATTCCTGTGGCCAGGAACGGCGGTCCCCAGGGCGAAAGTATCAAGCCATTGCGCTCTGCTGCGGACTTCAATGTGGGCCAGCTAGTCATCAACGACCTTATCATGGGTATCAAGAAGATGCTTTTGGACGACACCCTTCCCCTGGACACTCAATCAGCCAGGTCAGCTACAGAAATCGTGGAGCGCATGAAGGAGTTGTCACAGAACATGGGTGCCGCCTATGGGCGTCTGATTACAGAATGTATGATGCCCCTGGTGAACCGCATCCTGTTTGTGATGGATGAACAAAACCTGATTGATATGCCGCTGAAAGCGGATGGCAAGGTTGTCAGGGTTATTCCTGTCTCTCCCCTGGCTCAGGCTCAGAACATGGACGACTTACAGAATGTATTGCAGTTCGCTCAGATTGCTCAGACTGCTGGGCCTATGGGTCAGGTCGCTATCAACCAGGATGAGATGCTGGATTATATCATTGAGAAAATGGGCGTCCCTCGCCGCGTTGTTAATAGCGCAGAAGAGCGCGGGGCCGTAGTAGAGCAAATGCAAGCTGCTATGGCGGAGATGAAGGGTCCGGCGAATGAGTGAGGAAATAGATAAGACCTTTGTGCGTTGCTTCTCCACAAAGGACGGCCAGGCAGTTCTGGAATATTTAAGAAACACAACAATAGAACAACCTACCTGGTTCCCAGGGGATGACCCCTCTCATGGCTTTCACCGTGAGGGGCAGAACTCCCTGGTCAGAGATATTGAGAAGCGTATCAAAAGAGGTAGAACCCTATGAGTGAAGAACAACTGGCGGTGAGCGACAACTCGGAAGAGCCGCAAACCGATAACCAGGAGCAACAAACTCTCCTTGATTTACAACCAAAAGAAGAACCAGCCCAGGATACAGAACCAGAGGCCATGCCTCACATCCAGGAAGAAGCGGACGTAGATGAGCCGATTGACTGGGGTGAGAAGCCTGACTGGATACCGTCAAAGTTTTGGTCTGACACTGATGGCCCAGATGTTGAGGGTGTCTTCAAGTCCTATAGTGAAATTGAAGCTAAGATGTCCCAAGGACTTCACAAGGCACCTAAGGACGGGGAATACGCAATGGACATTTTGTCTGATGCTGGCGTTGAACAAGGCGATGAAATGGCGAGCGGCTTTGTTGAACTGGCTAAAAAGCATGGCATTAGCCAGGATGCTTTTAACGAGATTGCGTCCTTCTATTTCAACATTGTTGGAGATGCAGAAGAGATGGCCGCTGTCAGCGTGGCAGATGAAAAAGCAAAGATAGGCCGCAATGCTGACCGCATCATTGGTGAGACTGAGAAGTGGCTCATGAAAATGAGTTCTTCTGGCGTGATTACCCAGCAAGAGACAGAGGCCCTGGCCAATGCCTCAACCAATGGGCACTTCATCACAGCCATGAATAAGATACGCCAGTCTTACAATGAGGCCCCTATCCCGACCATAGATTTACAGGAAGGGGCAACTATGACACGCCAGGAGTTGGATGAGATGGTTGCAGACCCGCGTTATGGTAAGGACATGGCCTTCACCCGCAATGTTGAGCAAGAGTTCATGAAAGCGTTTGGTGAAGCGTAGGGCGTAATACAATGGCCAATAGTAACGGTTGTTAGTTGCACAGTGCCCCTAAGGGGGATATAACTGGTGTAACTGACAACCGTTTTTTTGCGGCCAGTTCTCGCAATACACGGCCCTCATGGACAACCGTAAGCGATGTGAAACCTTGTTTTTAATTTGCGAAGGAGAAAGCAAATGGCTGTTTCTATCAGCAACGCATTTGTGACTTTATTCGACAGTGAGGTGAAGCAAGCCTACCAGGGTCAACGGATACTGGCTGGCTTAACTCGTGAGCGCACTGTTGAGGGTTCAACTGTAAAATTTCCGAAAATCGGTAAGGGCACCGCATCTATTCGCGTGCCTCAAACTGATGTAACTCCAATGTCAGTGACCTATAGCCAGGTCACAGCGACTATGGAAGACTATATTGCCGCAGAATACAGTGACATATTTAATCAAGCTAAAGTAAACTTTCAGGACCGAGCAGAGCTAGTCCAGGTGGTTTCTGGAGCGATTGGACGGCGTATGGACCAGGTTGTAATTGACGCCCTGGTTGCAGCATCCGGCACAAACACTGTGGCAAATTCTGTCGGGGGTTCTAACACGAACCTCAATGTTGCCAAGCTACGGGCAACAAAGAAA